ACACTTTTCTTCATCAAACCAACAGCGATTAAGCATAGAACGTGCTGACTGTATTCCATCATCTATAGATAGTTTAGGCGCTATAGATATGTTATTAACACCAAGAGCATCTAATGTTTCTAATCTGCTTTTACCTGTACCAAGCTCTTTTACTTTTACATCATGCGGTAATATATGCTCTTTGTAGTGATAGCCCTTTTCATCTAGCACCTTTGCATAGTGGTCTAAACCAACACCTGACATTTCATAAAAGTCTATTATTCTTATTTCTTGCCCTACAAATTGAGCAAACCATAATGACGTACTATCACCTATTCCTAAGTCCCAAGAGACTGTTACCCCAACACTAGGATCATATGGAACTTTTGTAATACGTTTATCCTGGGTAGCTGTTTTCATCTCCATTGCGTAATATGCGCCCTGAATAGCAGCCTCAAAACTACACTCAAACTCTTGCTCGTAGCGATCTTCTCCCATTGCTGCTTTAGCTTCTTTTAACTCAGCCTTGTCTAATATGTCTGTGTCAGAAGCTTTAAACATTTTACACCACCAATCTTTGTGGCTTTTGGCGTACTCGTACATCTCCCAAAATTCATTCTTGCCTTTAGGCGTACCAATAATGGTTATCTTACCCTTACGGTCTACTGTAGCTGGCCTAATAACTGTAGGATAGGCTGATGCAGGGAAGTCAGCAAATTCATCAATACATACATGGTCAAAAAATAATCCACGAATAGCATTATAATTATCTCCACCAAATAATCTAAATCTAGCTCCATTAGGAAAATCTATCCTAAGTTCGCTATGGTTAACTTTTATATGCGGTATATCTCTTGTGTATTCTAAGGCATAATCCCAGGCTACTGCCTTTGCTTGTGAGAGATATGGCGCAATATAAGCCACCCTGACGTTAGGAAGGTCTATTTCAAAGCATGACTTAATAAGATCGTTTATAGCCGCTACAGTCTTACCAAATCGTCTGTGAGCTACTAATACAGCAAATCTTTCTGTACGGCTGTGAAAGTCTTTAGCTTGTGAACGTGGCTTGTAGTTTATTTCTATTGTTTCCATTTGATGACAAACTCATGCTCACCTTGGCTACCACTACCTGTAACTTGCATTGGTAATACTTTACCCATTAGCGTTAAGAAGCTTTGAGGGTTTTCCATTGCCTGATGTTCTAGGTAATGAACCATACCTTCTTTTTTAGCTTGCTCTACAAATCTTTGATCTGCGCTTTCTGGCTCAGAATATCTTGCATCTACTATTGTTTGCCCAGCACGTTCTGCTGCTTCTAAGATTGCATCCTTTAGTAATTTAGGCACTTTATTAGTTGTACCTTTTTTTCTACCTGAACCTTCTATCTTAGATTTTCGTTCTTCTTTTGTACTCATTTAGTCCGTCCATACTTGGGTGCGTCTATGTATGGTATTATATTCTAAATTTGCAAAAAGAAAAGCCCCTACGAAGCGAACCACATAGGGGCAGTTGAGGCAACCTCACATTGGGAGGATTATGAAGCAGTATCGCCCCAATGTAGAGTAACACAAAAATGTGTTATTTGCTAATATCATATTCTATCTATTTTTTCAAAAGCTAAATATTCTTTGTATGGCTGTAGATCATGCTCAGTTATTAAACCATCATTAATTAATTCTTCACCTAGCTTACCATTAATATAAAATTCACTTACTGGCTCACCACGTTTAATTCTGTTGGCGTTAATTACCTTTGGATCAGGATACCAGGTTGCAGAGACACCAGAAGCCTCACTATCACTTGCAATACTTGCTTTAATCGCTGTGGCAATATCTGATGCTTTAGGCCATGACCTGGACATATGTGCAGCTTTTATTTTTAATTCAGCACGTTCAAATGCTCCAGATATAACCTCTTGGTTACAATCATTAGGAAACAATTGATTTAATGCTTTAGAAATGATCTCTATTTCTTTTGCTTTTACGTCTTCATCGTGACGTAAGTGCATAGGAATAGAATAGCTACTTAATAAGTTTTCTAATTCTTTTTTAATTAAATTTATACGATAACCATAATTCATTAGTTTATACCTTTTTTAACTTCTAATATTCTTTCCATAGCCTTCTTGTATTCTAAACTATCTTTACCAAAAAGTGTACCAAAATACCAATCAGGTTCTATAGATTGCCAACCTTTTTCTTCACACATTGCCAAAGCATCTTCTGGCGTTCCACCACCAACAAAAATATATCTTAACTTCTCAGCTAATCTTTTTGCTGCTGTTTCTGTAAGCTCTTTTTTAATTCCCTTGCGATATTTAATAAAACTATCTGCTGAATTTTCTTCTACTAACCATTCACATAAAATAGTCCTAACACTTATATAAGGTTTAATGGATGGTTCTAAGGATGGTTTGGGTGCATCTCCTGCATGGGTAGGGGTGCAGGTGCTGCGTGGGTAGGGGTGCATCTCCTGCATGGGTGCAGCTATTGCATGGGGTTCTCTAGTGTTCTCAAGTGTTCCAATACGTTCTAGGTTAAGAGAATAGTCTATAGTGTATCCAGTTTTACACTTTTTCTGTCCAGCCTCAGTTAATAAACCTGAAGAAACCATATCTCTCATATTTGTCTGAAGCGTTCTAATAGCCATCTCCAAATCAGCAGCCATATTCTTTTTACTAACCCAGATACCACTGCCATCATCACTAGCCTTGTCTGCCATATACATTAGGATTGCTTTTTGAGTAGTAGAACCAATCCGTTTTGTTTGGACTAAATTACTTACTAAATTTGACAATTTTTTTACCCTTTCTTTGTTGGGCAAGATCGTTTATGTTGACCTTGCATATTTCATTGGTTTTGACATTATGCACAAAACGTACCTTTTTGGGAAGCCCACAGTATTACCTCACTGTGGGTTTTTCCTTTTCAATTAGGTAATCGGATAGTTTTTTAACTGTAGAATAATATACGTCCTCACCTTTCATAATGCGGTAAACAGTATGCTTAGAAATGCCTACATCCCTTATGACTTTAGCAAGAACACGCCCATCTAAACGCCTTACTATTTCCTCAGTTGTTAAAATATTTTCCATAAAAAAGTCTCCATTGTGCAACTTTATGGTTGCATATATAAGACTAATAATTATATAAGACAATAGTAAATAAAAAAAGGTACGAAAAAATGGACAACAAACTAGGTCAAACTTATCCTAGCCCATCATTAATACGGCTATATATAACTAAAGCAATTCAAGAACTAACAGAAAAAGAAATAGCTGAAAGAGCTTATGGAGAACCAGCCAACTATACTTTTGGTGCAAAAGCCATTTCTGTTATAGAAAAAGCAGTAACAAAAGCTTGTGATGATTTTGATAAAGATGGTGTTTTTGCTGGCATTAAATCTAATAAGAAGGAAACAAAAGATGCCTAAATTACCAGAAAAGCTAGTCAAATTATTAGACGAAATAAACATCACACAACATAAAGCAGTATGGGATTGTCACGGCACTCCTGTAATGCTGCATAAAGCTTTAGAAAAAATAGCTGCACATAAAAATATTATGTTTGATGCGCCACAGATCATATCTTGTGATGTTGCCTCTAAAGAAGCAGTTATATGCGTTACAGGACACATGGAGAACGCCACAGAGTGGTCAATAGGTGAAGCTGCACCTTACAACAATAAAAACAGTTATCCGTTTGCTATGGCAGAAAAACGCGCCAAAGATCGTGTTATACTTAAACTTGTGGGCTTACATGGTGATGTATACTCAGAAGAAGAAGCAGATGACTTTAAAGAAGCTAAACCACAAAATCCTGACGTATCAGTAGGTGATACAGAACAAAGGGTTGAGGCGGCTCTAGAGTTTTACAAAAACTGTAATGCAGCACGATTTGAAAGTAACGAAAAACGCTACAGTAACCTTATAAAATCAGTAGGTATTACAGAAGATCAATATGACGCTGTAATGGATGCACACCATAAAAGAAAAAAGGAATTAGGATTATGAAACAGATTACAATTGCTGGGCGCGTAACAAAAAACGCAGAAGTAAAACAATTTGATACAAATAGTGTTGTTAACTTTTCTGTAGCTGTTGACGATGGCTACGGAGAAAGCAAAGGTACACTATTTTTTGACTGCGAATATTACAGAACAGGCATAGCAAATTATTTAGTAAAAGGTACGCCAGTTGTTGCTGTAGGTGAGCTAAAGACTAGGGAATATAATGGAAAAACTTATTTAAAAGTTAAAGTCCAAGATATTCAAATGATGGGTAAAGCTGCAAGTAGCAGTTATTCTACTACACAGCAAAATGATCAGACACAAACCAATCAGGATATGGACGATGAAATCCCTTTCTAAAATTCAAGTATATTTAAAAGATGGTCAATTGCTGCCATGTACTCAGTTTGACGCAGAACAAATAGAAGAACACAAACAAAGTCAGACGTTTGATTTAATAGCCACTGGTAAGCGATCCAACCCACATCACAGTTTGTATTGGGCAACATTAAACAACGTGTGTAAGGCTACAGGAAAGTGGCCTACACATAGACACTTACACGATGAACTTAAATGGGCTTGTGGTTATGTGCGTATGCGTTGGAATGGTCTAGCAAACTGTCATATGCGTGTGATTGATAGCATTAGCTTTGATGATATGGATCAAAAAGAATTTAATAAATACTTTGAAATGGCTATGGCTAAATTATCGGAGGCAATAGGTTATGACCCCTTACACACTACCTGATGGCAATGTAAAAATAGCTTTTAGCGGTGGCAGAACGTCAGGCTATATGTTGCATCAGATACTTGAGGCCAATGGAGATTTGCCTACTCGCTGTAAAGTAATCTTTGCAAACACTGGGCGTGAAATGCCTGAGACATTAGACTTTGTACAAGAGTGCAGCGAGCGTTGGCGTGTGCCTATCACATGGCTTGAGTATAAAAACGATGATTATGGTGTTGGCTTTAATGTAGTTAATCACAATTCAGCTTCTCGTGATGGAAAACCTTTTGATAATTTAATAGCTAAAAGACGTAGATTGCCAAATGTTTTTGAAAGGTTTTGTACACAAGAAATGAAAGTTTTAACTATGAGGCGATACCTTGTAAAACAAGGCTGGAAAACATGGCATAGTGCAGTGGGAATACGAGCAGATGAAGCGCATAGAGCAAAAGTAAGGACAGACAGTAAAGAAACAACTTACTGGCCTTTGCTCAAAGCACAAGTTTACCAACATGATGTTATGGAGTTTTGGAACAAGCAACAACTAGCGTTTAAGCATGACCTTAAAGTTACAAAAGGTTTTGGCAATTGCGATGGATGTTTTTTGAAGTCTGAACAAACATTAGCTACGCTTTGGCGATTACATCCAGAGAGAGCAAAGTGGTGGGCAAGCCAAGAGGCTAGACTTTTTGAGGGCAACGATACTGCAAGGCAGCATTTGCAAACATTTAAAAAAAGAGGAAGCAGTGGGTCATCTTATGCAGAGCTAGGCCAATTTGTAGACCGTCAGGGAGATTGGATCTTTGACGATGAAGCGTACCTTTGCCAAGCAAATGACGGAGAGTGTACTGGATGACCCACTACACCGTAACCCCTGAACATCTAAAACGTGAATTAGAGCTTGCAGAATATTTATCTAAAAAATGGAATTGCTGCGTTCAACATCAATATAAATACAGCATTTATGATTGTGTTGCTCATAGAAACCATGAACCAAAAGCATTTGTAGAAATGAGGGTGGTTAATTATGCAGCCGATGATTTACCAGAAATAATGATACCAATGTCT